GGCTGTTACCGCCGTCACCGCCCCTACCTTTACGTAATGGCTATCGCTCGCCCAGCTTATACAGGTAGCTCTACGCCTACTAAATCTATTTCACAGAATAAAGGAGTAGCCGTAGGTGTTGCAGGCGCTACCGCTCTAACTGGAGGCGGTGTTGCGGCAATTCACACGGCCAACACCCCAGCTCCTATTCCTACGGCTAAGCCTACTGTAATAGTGGCTCCGCCTTTCCCAGGCTCATCCGTGTTCAAAGTAGGAGCTAAGGGCAAAGTAGAGTTGGTTGTGGCTAAGGCTTTGGCTAACGCTGGACTCATGCCTGCTAACTTAGTCTCTAATGTTCTAACCGCAGAAGAGATTGCGCTTATCCCTGTGTACCAAGGTCTATACCCAGGGCTTAAAGCTTCAAAGGGCAAAGGTATTGATGCGGCTACTTACACGTCTATGGTGGCTAAGGCTAATGAATGAGACACTTTCAGAAAATATCTGACTGGTGCTCCTCCGCTTTTGGCTCACCTTGGTTCTTAATTATCCATCTAGTCTTTTGGTCTTTTTGGATGACCTTCGCGGCTTTTGACCCGTACCCATTTAATCTGCTCACATTAACCGTATCTTTAGAATCTATCCTCTTGTCAGGACTTCTCTTGAACGCGACTAACCGCTCAGGGGATGAAGACAGGCGTATAATTACTAAAGACCTAAAACTTGACCAAGAGACCCACAATCACATTGAGGAGCTCCGACATCACGTAAAAGAGATATTGGAGCACATCCGTGGGGATAAAGCTTAACTTCAGTAGCCCAGCCCACTTAGCTATAGCTGGTTCGGCGGGGCTTGCAACATGGGCCGCGACAGGGTATTCTACTGACCCGAAACACCTTGTAGCTGTTGCCACAGCATCGCTAGCTGGTGTATCATCGCACACAGCGAGTTCGTCTTCACCTAACGTGCAGTCCGACTCGCACATCGTAACACCATACGTAAACAACATAGAGGAGTAAGACATGGCAAAGTTCACACGTTCAGAGGAAGTGCTCGTTGAGCACTATGTTTACACAACAGCGTCAGCTGCGGTTGTTTTGTGGCATGAAGGCCACCATAACATCCACACCACACTATGGGCGGCACTAATTGGCGTAATTGCGCCAGTCGTTGCAAAGCTTAACCCACGCGGTGCTGTAGCAAAGCTTGCTAAGGAAGAGCACCTAAACGCGGCAACCACAGACGCTCTCCAGACTGTAGCCGCTTCTGCTGTTGCAGATGCCCAAAAGGTAGTCGCTAAGGCCGCTGTAGATGCTGCTGCTTCAGTAGCTAAGTAAGTAGTCATACCAGAAGAGCGCCCTTCGGGGCGCTCTTTTGCTATACTGATGCCTTAACTAGGAGGACTAATGAAGTGCGATAACTGTTCTAACGATGCTCAATACACTCACGCGGACCAAGGCGTAAGCCCTGCTCACTTCTGCCGCAACTGTCTGCCCCCAAATCTATACGAGCGCGCTCAGGCTGGGCATTTTCCTGTTCAGGACTCTGACACGGAAACAGATTCAGTTGAAGTGCCCGTTGCTAAAAGCAAGTCACAGGTGCGCCGAATCGCTAAAACTTTGGATATCCCAGAAGAAGATGTCGTATTAGAGACACCTGTAGATGAGGATAATTAGACAAAAGGCTCTACAGGTACACCCAGTACCAGCACATGCCATGTCTCCAAAAGGACCATTTCCAAAAGAAATGATGGCTGAGCCCGTAATTGTGTACGAGTATGACTCTGCGTATGAAGTAGACGGCTCAGACTTTGAGCTAGGGGCTACAGTTCAAAATAACTTTAAACCACCAAAGTACCTTAGATGTAGCGTATGTCTTGCCCGCGTCATAGAGACTGAAACCCAATACCATGTCTGTGAGGATGTAGATGGAGAACTACAACCGCCGTCGAACGAGTAGAAGCTTTAAAGACCTCCAACGCCAAGACGAGGCTAACAAACGCCTTAACATTGCGCTGGCGATGGGTGAAAAGGTCCGCGGTGAAGGTGAGACTCGTAAGCAGTGGAGCGACTTTGAGGTGCAAGACGCTAGAGAAGTTACTCCTGTTTATAATCAAATGACCGCCCCTACTATTAATCCATCTAGGCCCAGAGCTCTAAAAATAGCCTACAGCAGAGAGGCAGAGAAGCTTGTAGTTAGATTTAGAGATGGAACTTGGTGGGAGTACAACGAGGTTCCAGTAGACATCTGGAATGACCTTAAAGTCAGTGATTCCACTGGGCGTTATTTAAAACACTCAGGGCTAGACCAGCACGACAACATGGGACCATTTAATCCAGATGAAATGCCAGAAGAAGTAAGGGTGATGTTTAACAACTAGTGAAAACTTACGGACCACTATACGGCGGAACACTTAGATACTGGCATAAAAAGGCATTACCTATTGTAGAGGTAGGAAGTACACAAGAGACCGAGCATCCCTTTAGAAAAGGAAAGTGCCTAGTCCTCAGAGCCCCTTTCACAGAAACAGGCCTTTACTTTGGCCTCTGGTACTATAATCCTAAAGTTAATCCAGATGACGATTTAACAATAGATAAGATACTAGCTGAGGCTATGAAAGGCAGAGACGCCTGGAAGCCAGAGGACGGACTATTTGATGATATTTTCTAAGCCTAAAGAACCTTGGACTAAACCTTTTTCAGAAAAAGTAGCTAAGCGCATCTCTAGGATACCAACAGGAGAACTTGAGCTTTGGGTAGACCAAGCCTTGTATGAAGTAGGGCGTTGCATGTCCAGCTACCAAAAGAATAGACAAGCCGTTTATCTAGATGAAGCCCTCAAAGGCGCGGAAGCATTGCATGCAGTGGTTGACGAACTGCACAATCGAATGACGCGTTAATAACTAATCTTATTGGTGTGATACACTAAGCCTAGCCTCTTGTCCTCTCCCCGTAGGGGCAGCAGAACGCCTGAGTTTAACAACTCAGGCTTTTTGTTCTAAATTAGACTAGAGGCATATGGAACACTTAATAGACGAAGAAGACGAAGAGTTTGACCCCGAGATTGAGGGCGAACCCGCTCCTGAAGAACAGGAGGATGAGCTTGACGAGCTTTCTAAAGAGTTTGTAAAGAAGCTCATTGACCGTTGCATCCAATTTATGGATGCCCTTGTAGGCGTAGACGACGGTGAAGAACACGCTCTTCGCCCCTACCAACTACCTCTTGCCCGACGCATCATTGAGTCTGTAATCATCAATGACGGTGAGGAAATCACAGCTCTGGCCGCTCGTCAGTCAGGCAAATCAGAAACTATTGCTAATACAGTAGCTACTCTAATGGTACTTCTACCTCGCTTAGCAAAGATGTACCCAGACCTGCTAGGCAAGTATAAACATGGCCTTTGGGTAGGTATGTTTGCTCCAGTTGAGACTCAGGCTGAAACTCTATTTGGGCGCACGGTTAACCGCCTAACTTCTGAGCGCGCCTTGGAGATTCTGGGTGACCCAGAGATTGACGATAGCTTGGGTAAGGTTCCTGGGGTAAAGCGTCAAATCAAATTGAAGAACTCTGGCTCTCGTATTGTAATGATGACTGCGAACCCACGAGCTAAAATTGAATCAGAATCGTTCCATCTGGTAGTTATTGATGAGTGCCAAGAAGCTGATGATTTTATCGTTTCTAAATCTATTTCCCCTATGTTGGCTGCATATAACGGAACTATGATTAAAACAGGTACTCCAACCACCCATAAGAACAACTTCTACAAGTCCATACAGTTTAATAAGCGTAGGCAGACCGCGCGTAACCGCCAGAACCACTTTCAATGGGATTACAAAGATGTAGCCAAGGTTAGCCCTAACTATGGCAAGTACATCAAGAAAGAGATGCTTCGCATTGGCGAGGACTCTGATGAATTCCAGATGAGTTACAACTGCCTTACTCCAGACACCAAGGTACTTACTGGAGACTTGCGCTATGTAGAAATAGGCTCAGTACAGGTAGGGGATATTTTAGTAGGCTTTGACGAGGAAACTCAAACAAAGGGCGCACATCGTAAGATACGTGAAACTACTGTAATTAAAGCGGAACGCATCTTTCGTCCTACCTATGAGATTGCGTTATCTGATGGCACTGTGGTTAAGGCTTCTGACGGTCATTTATGGCTAGTATCAACCGCAGGTCGTCGCACCGTATGGAAGCGCACGGACGAGCTAACTTCCACCGACCGTATATTTAAAATCTTTGATACGTGGAAGCACATTGAGGACTATCGCACAGGTTACCTATCCGCAGCCTTTGACGGAGAAGGTCACTTCTCTCGGCAAGCAATGCTTGGGTTCTCTCAACGTGAAAACGTGATGCTTGGTAAAGTGCGAAAGTTCCTAGACGAATTAGGCTTTAAGTACTGGGAACGCCATGAGACTGGGACCAACAATGATGTGACGGTCCTTCATATTGCTGGTGGTCGAGCAGGGATGTCTCGTTTCTTAGGGCAAATTCGTCCTGAGCGTTTACTTCAAAAAGTGGACCTTAATTCATTTGGCTCTATTGGTCGCCATGATTTTGTGGGGCAGGACTTTGAGCACCCGCTAGTGCTATCGGTGACTTCTGTTGGAGAACAAGAAGTCGTTGCGCTTGAGACTACAACTCAAACTTTTATTGCAGAAGGCCTCGCGTCGCATAACTGTAAATGGCTTCTTGAACGAGGCATGTTCGTCACCTCATCCGTCATGGATAAGCTTGGTGACACCTCTATGGAGATTCAGCGCGCTTGGCATAGAACCCCAGTAGTTGTGGGGATTGACCCAGCTCGTAAGATTGACTCTACTGTTGTTACCGTAGTGTGGGTCAACTGGGATACTCCAGATGAATTTGGGTACTACGACCACCGCGTACTTAACTGGCTTGAGCTACAGGGTGACGACTGGGAAGACCAGTACTTCCAGATTGTTAAATTCTTAGAGGCCTACGACGTTATGTACGTGGGTGTAGACGCCAACGGTGTGGGTGATGCTGTTGCCCAACGCTTAAAGCTTTTGTTACCCCGAGCTGAGGTATTTGCTGTGGGCAGTAGCCAACCAGAGCAGTCAAAGCGTTGGAAGCACCTAAAAGCTCTCATTGACAGAGAGTTGATTGGGTGGCCTGCACACGCTAAAACTCGCAGATTGCGCACATGGAAGCGCTTTTACCAGCAGATGACTGACCTAGAAACTAAGTTTACTGGGCCTAACTTCTTGGCAAAAGCCCCTGATGAGGCGCATGCCCATGACGACTACGCGGATAGCCTAGCTATCGCCTGCGCTTTAACTTTAGATATGACACTGCCTCAAGTAGAGGTCTCTAGTTCACCATTCTTTAGATAGTTATATCTTTAGGCTGACTTACACGTAAATATGTAGCACACTTTTCTATGAGGTACCTCAACCTATAAGGAGTTTAATAATGGCAATAGCACCAGAACCAAAGTTCCCAGAGCGTCCAGGAACAGTTTACGACCGCAAGTTCTCACCAGCTACACCTGGTCAACGCGGACCACTTCGTTTTGAAGAGGGAATTGCAACAGACACTGACGTCCCACAGGACTTCACAAAGGGCGCAATGTCGGGTTATATCCCAGCACCAGGCCGTCCAAACCACAATGCAAACGTTTTCGAGAAGCTTCCAGAAGAGACAATGCGTGAGCGCGCTCACGTTGGTTCTGCTGCATGGGTAGAAGCTCCAGACTACCTAGCTGAGTTCGCTGCTGGCGGTTTCGCTGACCACGGCGATAACCGTATCGAGGAAGTTGCTCGTAACGGCGGTTACCAAAAGGCTGGCAATCCAGCAGTCGTTAACGACTAAGTTAGAAAAATAGCTCCCCGCCGTCCTCAGGGATTGGCGGGGGTTTTCTAAGGATTATTGATGGCACTTATTTCAGGTAAGTCAGTTAAGCAGGGGCCTAAGGGCGAACCCGCTAACCCAAAGCTATGGAACATGATTACAGCTCAAGCTCGTTCTAAGTTCAGCACTTACCCGTCTCCAGCCGCAGCTCACTGGGTTCACGCCAGATATGAGCAGCTTGGTGGAAAGTTCGTACCATCTAAGAAAGACATTGACCCACGTTTTAGAGATTACGCGCACGAAGAGCAAGAGAAAAAAGAAGAAACTGCTAAGAAAAAGGTTACTAAGCCAATCGGCAAAAACCTTATTCGCGGTGAGCATTTCAGATAAACCTTCTTTAAATCTATTTAGGTATTTTAATGGTAAGATTAGCTTTCTATTTGAAAGAGGTGATTAGGTGAGCGGTATGGATTTCTCCCCACCGAGTTACCGCGCAGCATCCTCTGATTTAACCATCTCCATTTCTCCACTAGGACTAGTGGAATTGGCAGATGAAGAGTTTGAAGTACACGGTCCCCGCCTTAACCGTTATTCCCTTAACTGGGCTATGTACCTAGGCCACCACTACTCTTATCGCCGTCAAACAGGCGAAACCCAAATGATGCTCAACTATTACAGAGCATTCTCAGACTTTCTAATTAACTTTACATTCGGTAAGGGCGTTAACTTCCGTAGCCCTAAAGAGACCGAAGCTATTGTCCCAGACCTGCTTGAGCGCGTATGGGAAGTAGATAACAATAAGGCTACTGTTCTATGGGAAATCGGACAACAAGGAACTGTCTCAGGTGACTGCTTTATTAAAGTCGCTTACGAAGAGGCCTACGTAGACCCAGCTGGGCGTCAACACCCTGGACGAGTCCGCATCCTCCCTCTTAACTCTTCTTTCTGTTTCCCAGAGTTCCACCCCCATGACCGCGAACGTCTTGTGCGTTTTAAGCTCAAGTACCGCTTTTGGGGTTGTGTAGACACTGAAACAGAAGCTCTAACACGCTCTGGGTGGAAGAGATATGATGAATTAGTTGATGGGGATGAAATTCTTACTCTTGACCCTAATACTGATGAAATCCAGTGGAAATCTGCTCTAATAAATATCTATGATTATTCAGGGCATATGGTTCAATGGTCTAATCACATCAATGCTGTCTCTACCCCTAATCATAGGTGGTTAGTCGAAAAACAAGTAGGTAGGAATGACACCCTAGCTTATGAGAGACAAATCGCCCGTACAGAGATAGGAATAGATGGAGACCCAAGTATCTCGGACCTCCGAAATGGAAGTCGCATTATAGTAGGTGGTGGAACTCCACGGGCTTTTTCTACTACTAAAACGATAGAAGATGAAGTTGTAGAGACGTTAGCTTGGTACATATGTGAAGGAAATGACCATACAAACCAAAATGGATATCGTTCTGGGAGAATATCTCAAAGTTCTATAGTTTATCCAGAAAAGACAGAGCGTATCCGTACTCTTGCTAAATGGTGGAGGGATACTAAAGGAGCCAGTTTCTCTGAGGGAGTTATTAAACCTCGCGGGGTTGTTGAATTTTATCTGGGTAAGGGTACTTTTGGAGTATTAGATACTTTGGCACCTAATAAAGAAATAACTCCAGAACTTATAACCAGTTTGACCGCAGAACAAGCATCTCTCTTTTATGAAACGCTATTAGATGCAGACGGTTGCAGAACCCATGGAGATAAGAAAACTACCCGATGGACTCAATTAGATGCTGGTCGTAAGGATTCTTTCCAAATGCTGGCAGCTATGCTAGGTATTCGTTCTAATATCACATCAGATAATGAAAAAGTACAGGTTTATAGTAAGAGACACATCCTCTCTGACTATACGTCAGCTAGTGCCCAAAGGGTATATTTAGAGGATGGAAAGATTTGGTGTCCTACAGTAGATGGTGGTATTTGGTTTGCCCGTAGAGAGGGGTCTACATATTGGACGGGTAATACATCACTAGAAGGCACACGTCAGGTGTTTACCTATACAGAAATCCTGACAGACGACGTAATTGAGGAATACATCAATGATGAGCTTATTGACTCCCGCCCTAATCCGCTCGGCACTATTCCTGTTATTCATATTCCGAATGTTCGTATTAGTGGTAGCCCTTGGGGTCTCAGCGACTGCAACGACATTATTAACATTAATCGCGCTTATAATGAAACTGCCACTGATATTGCTGACATTGTTAACTACCACGCAGCACCAGTTACGGTCATCATTGGCGCAAAGGCCTCACAATTAGAAAAGGGCGCCAACAAAGTATGGGGCGGACTTCCAAAAGACGCTCGCGTTGAGAACCTTGAAGGCGGAGCACAAGGACTAAAGGGAGCCATGGAGTTCATGGCTATGATGAAGAAGTCCATGCACGAGATGATTGGTGTTCCAGAGACTGCTCTTGGACAAGCACAACCTATCTCTAACACCTCAGGCGTTGCACTTTCTATTCAATTCCAGCCTTTGATGAACCGTTACCACCAGAAGATTATTCAGTACTCGCACGGACTAGAGCGTGTTAATGAGCTTATCCTCCTAAATCTTGCTCTAAAAGAACCTGAGACCTTTATTTGGGACCCTAACTCAAGCACTACTCCGTTAAAGCAAGGTCAACTTGCACAGTTAGACGTTAACGACCCCCTTACTTTCCGTTCATATGTTCACTTCCCACAGCCACTCCCACTAGACAAGCTGATTGCTCTTAACGAAATTCAATCTAAGTTGTCCCTTGGTCTTGAGTCTAAAGAGGGAGCGCTTCGCTCTCTTGGTGAAGAGTTCCCAGCAGAGAAGCTCACTGAAATTCGTCAAGAACTTCAAGATGACGCCCTTGCTGATGGCGCACTTAAACTTATTCAAACACAGATTGAGCAGGACATCCTGGCTCTTACAGGCGCACAGCCTGGTGCCGCTGGTGCTCCATCTACCCCAATGGGTGGTCCTGGAGCTCCTGGTGGAGATGTACCAATGACTCCTACTGAACCTGTCGTACTAGACGAGGCCACTATCGCCGCACAAATGGGTGACCAAGGCGTACGCGCCCGCCTCGTAACTGATGCTTACGGAACCAAACTCCCACAGAGAAGGGTCCCGCAAGACTACGAAAAATAATGCTATTTAAGCAGACAATTTCGCAGTATAAAGAGAAAATAAAGATACTAATAAACGTTAGGTCATATGTGCTACGAGCTTAGGCTCATTCGGAAAACGACCCCTAGGATGCAAAGGATATAAGTATGTCAGATACTGCAAATGCAATGGCTAATGCTTTTGAAGCAGAAGCTGGTACAGCTCCAGTTGTAAATGTGTCGGGCGTTGACGCGCCTACTGTTAACACTACTGCTACGAATGCAGCTACTCCAAAGTTTTATACTGAGGAAGACTTAGCTCGTGTTCGTTCGCAAGAGAAGGACAAGCTTTACCCAGAAATCGAAAGATTGAAGGAACAAGTTAGCTCTCTTGCTAAGGAGAAGGAAGAAAAAGCCGCTCGTAAGGCAGCTCAAGCAGCAGAAGAAGCTGCAGAAGCTGAGGCTCAACAAAAGGCTAAATTGGAAAGTGACTTGGACGCCAAGGAACTTCTAAAGCTTAAAGAGCAAGAGTGGCAAGAGCAGTTGGCACGTGAGCGTTCGGAACGCGAAACGGCCTTCGCTCTTCTGGAGCGTGAACGAGAGTTCGCAAACTTGCAGAATTATAAGCAACAACTGCTTGACGCTGAAGGCGACAATGTTATGCCACAGCTTCTCAAGTATCTTCAGGGTAATACCCGTGAAGAGCTTGAAGCTAGCTTGGCAGATTTGAAGGCTCAGTCTGAAAGCATTTTGACAGATGCGCAAGCTGCTATCCAGCAGCAGCGTAAAGAGCAAGTTGGAACAAGGGCGACCTTGCCTCCTAACGGACCTCTCGAAACCAATATGGAGCAACGTCAGTTAACGCCGCAAGAAATTGCAGCAATGCCGCTAAACGAATACGCAAAGTACCGCGACAAGCTTCTAAGCCCTGCCGCTCGGAATCAATCCCGTGGTTTGTTCGGCTAACCCACAACCTCAAAACTATTAACAAGGAGTCATAGCTAATGGCATCAGGAATTACAGGTACAGGTAACCTTGCCGCGTCACCTACAGCCTATTCAGGCACAAACACCCAGCTCACCCAAGCGATTCAGACAATCTGGTCCAAGGAAATCTTGTTCCAAGCAATGCCTATTCTTCGCTTTGAGCAATTCGCAGTTAAGAAGACAGAACTCGGCGTAGCCCCTGGTCTTCAGATTAACTTCATGCGTTACAACAACCTCGGCTTTGCTTCACCGCTCGTCGAAGGTGTTCGTATGCAGACAAACGCACTTACAGCTCAACAGTTCTCAATCACAGTAACAGAGCATGGTTATGCTCTTGCTGTTTCTGAGCTTCTCTTGAACGCATCATTCGATGACGTTATGGCTTCAGCCTCACGTCTTCTTGGCCGTAACATGGCTATCTATCTTGACCAACTCTCACGCGACACTCTCTACCAAGCATCTTCAACCATTTATGGTGAAGACCGTTCAGCGCTCACCGCTGTTAACAACTGGTACGCAGATGGAACAAAGGGTACATCTCGTGCGTCACTGACAGGTACTTACTACATGACTCCTCACACCGTCAAGGACGCTGTTGAGAGCCTAGCAACCAAGAACATCCCTCGCCTCGGTGAGACCTATGTATGTTTCGTTCACCCACACCAAAGCCGCAAGCTTCGTGACATGCCTGAATTCATTGAAGTCACAAAGTACGCTGCTCCAGGAAACTTCATGCTCGGTGAAATCGGCCGTTTGTATGACTGCGTATTCATTGAGACCACTCAGGTTCTCAAGGTCGCTGGTGGAGCTGGTACTTCTTACACTGCTGATACAGCTGTAGCTAACCCAACCATCACCCCTGGTGGAGGTTACACAACTCCAGCTACCCTCACAGGTAACGGAGCTAACGACCGCTACTCAGCTATCTTCATTGGAGATAACGCTTTCGGTCACGCTATCTCACTCCCAGTCGAGCTCCGCGATGGCGGTATCTTGGACTTCGGTCGTGAGCACGCACTTGCTTGGTACTCAATCTTCGGTCTTGGTCTTATCACTGACCAAAGCGTCATCATAGCCGAAACCAATTAGCCTAAACAGTGGTGAGATTATCCTAGTAGGCAAATGACCTACTAGGAGGTCTTATTATTATGGCAGTACAGCATGTTAAAAGTGAGTGCCCGAAAGGACCTTAAAGGCCGCGGTAAAGTACTTACAGTCAGAAACCAACTAATACAACTAAATAGCTAAAAGGGCGGGGGCGTTGAACCCCCCGCCTTATCCAACCGAGATACTAATTAGGAGAATACAAATGGCTAAAGCAAAGCCCACCGATGTAACGGGTCGTATGCGCGAAGAGCTAGCTGCTAAGAACATTGAAGCTACTCAAGAGGCAGCGAACAAGATGTCTATGGCAACAGCTCAAGCAAAGATTGACCTTGAGACCAATGTTATTGACGCAACAGTTCCAGAGCGTCAAACCGTGATTGTAGATGAAGTAATCACAGTCGCTAATCCAGATGAGGATTACGTTGAAATCCGCGTTGTTGAGGATGTTGAAAACATGACCTTAGGCGCAGGAAACACATACAGCTTTAAGGCAGGACAGCGTTACAAGGTAACCCGTCATGTTGCACAGCACCTGAAGGAAAAAGGTCGTCTAGCTGGAGTTATTTAATAGATAACTAAAGAAGTGGGCGCCTCTTCGGGGGCGCTTCTTCGTTTGTACAGACTTTTATTAAAAAATCCGACACCATTGGATATGTTGATGTGAGGAGTTTTCTTAGTGGCCACAGTAGTTGACCTAATCTCAAGAGTAAGACTTGAGCTTGGAGACCAAGCTTCACAGTTTTCTTACTCAGCGACGGGTGATGACTCTACAACCACCTTCAGCTTAGGCTATAAGCCTGTTGACCCCACTACTCTATTAGTAACTGTAGCCAACACAAACATACCTACCCCTGCTGGGTACACCCTTGAGCAGGATACTGGAGTAATCCATTTTGTTACACCCCCAGCCGCATCCGATTCTATAGTGGTCAGTGGCATTCATTATCGTTATTTTACGGATGATGACATCACTATCTTTCTTAATACAGCCATTGTTGAGCATACTTTTAACCGCACAGACGTCTACGGCTCTCAGATAACCGTAGCCACCATCCCTTCTGTAGAGGAGTACCCAATCGCGGTACTTGCTATCGTGGATGCCCTTTGGGCTTTGGCAACCGACGCGGCGTTTGATATTAACATTACCGCCCCAGACGGCGTAGTTATCCCACGCTCACAACGGTTCTCTCAGCTCAGCATGCACATTGAAAAGCGCATGGAGAACTACAAGATGCTCTGCGCCCAGCTTAACGTGGGTCTTTATCGTATTGAAATGGGTACGCTTATCCGCACCTCGCGTACAACTAACAAGTACATCCCTATCTACATGGGTCAAGAAGTTGATGACTCTCGCCAGCCAGAGCGCGTTTACATCAATAACAACCTCATGGGCCGCAATGCTCCCATTGCGTACTGCAACGTACAAGACATTGTTCTATATCAAGGTGACTCATTCTATACAGAAATAGATTTCCCATTTGATATTACTGGACTCAACTTTAAAGCTCAGATTCGCACCTACCCTAACTCGCCATCTCTGTATGGAACCTTCACGATTACTGTACTCTCCACCAGCTCATCTGTCAGTACGATTAGCCTTACCCTTACCAATTCAGACACTGCGTACATGCCTGTCCGTGCTTTCTGGGACCTGCAAGCGACATCAGCCACAGACTCAACTTACGAGCAAACTTACGTGCGTGGACAAGTATTTACTATCCAGCAGGTGACCCTTGACTAGTTGTGGCTGTGGTTATAACGGAGGACCTGGCTGCACCTGCGTAGCCCAAACAATTACTATTATTCCTCCTGCGTCTATTCCTATTGTTATTGGAACTGGGCAAGGCGGAACTCGTGGCGTTCAAGGTATCCAAGGTGCACAGGGCGTACAAGGCACGCAAGGTGTGCAAGGCCCTAACGCGGCAATCTATTTTGGTTTAACCCCACCAGCTAACCCGCTTATCGGTGACCGTTGGATTGACTCTTCTTCTGGCTCTGAGTACACATGGGTATACGACGGAAATTCTTATGCGTGGGTAGAAGTATCCGCAAGCGGGTACGTAGGTACTCAAGGAACTCAAGGTACCCAAGGTACTCAAGGTACTCAAGGATTTGTTGGGGCACAAGGAATTCAGGGTACACAAGGTGCGCAGGGCCTACTTGGGTTGCAAGGATTTGTTGGTAATCAAGGAACAACTGGTGCACAGGGTACAACTGGTACTCAAGGTATTAACGGATTACAAGGCGCCATTGGTAGCCAAGGACTTACGGGGGCACAAGGTACCAACGGAACTCAAGGTACACAGGGTTCAACAGGTTTACAGGGCGCTCAAGGTGTTCAAGGCCTTCAAGGTACTCAAGGGCTTGTTGGTACGCAGGGGACCCTTGGTATGCAAGGTGCGCAAGGTACTAATGGTGCACAGGGACTACAAGGAATTTCTATACAGGGTATTCAGGGTATTCAAGGAACAACAGGTAGTCAGGGCACAGCTGGTTCGCAGGGATTACAGGGAACGATTGGTAGCCAAGGAGCTCAAGGCACTAGTGGTCTTCAAGGTACAGCTGGTAGCCAAGGAACTACAGGTTTACAGGGCAGTCAAGGCGTTCAGGGCGTACAGGGAACTACTGGAACCCAAGGTTTAACTGGGCTACAAGGATTCATCGGAACCCAAGGAGCAACGGGAACTCAAGGTTTCACAGGCTCTCAAGGAACTATCGGAACAACTGGCTCGAATGGTTCGCAAGGAACACAAGGTATTCAAGGTATTCAAGGTATTCAAGGTATTCAATCAACCCAAGGAACAACTGGACTTCAAGGTCTGCAAGGACCTCAGGGCGTACAAGGACTACTTAACACGGTAATCTATGATTCTGACCAAGGCGTTATTTCACAACAGATGTTCAGTTAAGGAGAACACATGGCAACTTATAGCAAAGTAGCGTTATCAGCCGCAACCACAGGCGTTCCAATCGCCGTTGTCGCTACCGCCTCAACTGGTACGACTATCCACGCAACAGGCACATCAGCCATTGACGAAGTGTGGCTCTATGCCACCAATACCGATTCAGCGGCTCGCACACTTACTATTCAATTTGGTGGAACTGCAACACTCAACCAGATTCAACAGGTAATCCCTGCTAACTCAGGTCTAACTCTTGTAATTCCTGGGCTAATCCTTGCCCCATCAGGCTCGGCATTAACTGTTTATGCTTACGCCTCAGTAGCAAGCGTTGTAAACATCTCAGGCTATGTAAACCGAGTCGCATAATGGCAGAGAGATTTAAGCGCGGAGAAGTTGGCTCACAGGTCAATTCGTGGATGCCATCTACTAACACAGTTACACCAAGCGGATTCACTTCCTCAATTGCGCCTTATGGACTTCAGCTTCAACAAACAGTATTGACAAGCGGAACTTTAGGTGGAACTGCAACAGGTTCATCACTTCTAAACCCATCTGCAACTGTTCCAATCCCTGCTGGTATCACATTTGTCTATGTAATCGCAGTTGGTGGCGGTGGTGGCGGAGGCGGTTCGGGTTTTGGTGGCGGAGGTGGCGGAGGTGGTATTTCTTGGGGTTGGACTTTAGCAACTTCATCTTGTGTAGTCGGTGCTGGAGGAAATAACTCGTCAGGTGGTTACACCCGTTATGGAAACATTATTGCTGGCGGTGGCAGCGGTGGTTACAACGTTTACGGCGCACTTGGCGGTGGAGGTTTTGGCGGTGGCAGCGGTGGTAACGGGGCTACTAATTATTGGGGAATACCAAGTGGCAATGGCGGGGCTTCTGGAAGCACACCCGTAAATGGAAACACAGGTTCTGGCGCAGGTGGTGGCGGCGGTAGCACTACCAATGGCAGCGTTGCAGGAAATGGTGGTAATGGCATCTCAGGTGGTGGCGGTGGATACAGCAATATTGCTGGGTCAAGCACAAATACTGGGGGCAATGGCGGTAATGGTTTAACGGGCGGCGGCGGAGGTTTTGCAGGAAGCACATCTGGCACTCGTAATGGCGGTGCTGGCGGCAACGGAATAAACATCCTTACAGGTGCTATTACCACTGGTGGCGCACAAAACACTGGCAACGGTGGTGGCGGCGGTGGCGTTGCAGGTAACGGTGGAAGTGCATCTTCAACGATTGGTGGGGCTGGTGGGCTTGGCGGCGGAGGCGGCGGTGCTGGCACTATTGGTACCGCTGGTGGCAACGGAATCCTCTACCTTTACTACTAGGAGATAAAATGACAACAACTATCTATAACAACTCATCATTTAGCGATTCTCCTTATGGGCTAAAACTTCAACAAACCTTTACTACAAGCGGTTCCGTAACAATCCCGTCAAACATCTTGCGTGTTTACGCAGTTGTTATTGGTGGAGGCGGAGCTGGTTCTACTCAAACTACTGGTGGTGGCGGTGGCGGTGGAGCAGGTGGGTATTCTGCTGGTTGGACTTTTATTTCTAACACAGTCACAGTCGGTGCAGGCGGTACTGGAACATCAACTGCTGCTGCGGGTGCTAACGGCAATTCTTCACTTTATGGAATGGTTTTTGCAGGTGGTGGTTCAGGTGGATTGAGCTCAACAGTTGGTGGCGCTGGCGCAGGAGCAACAACTTCTACAGGTTCAACTTCAACAGTTTCTTACACAGGCGCTCCAACGGCTGCTGCTAACACAGTTGGTTATGGTGCAGGTGGCGGCGTAGGTGCTATTGGTGGTGCTGGTATTTCATCAGGTGGCGGTGCGGGTGTTGCAACGGCAACTGGCACACAAACTGCCTATGCTGGTGGTCGCGGACTTATCGCTGGTGGTGGCGGTGCTGCTGGAACTTCAGGTGTTGGAACAGGTGGAGCAGGCGGCACTGGCGATTTTTTTGCAGGTGGAACTGGTTCATCAGGAACAGGTACATCTTTTGGTGGCGGTGGTGGCGGTGCTGGGTATACTGGTGCAGGTTCTAACGCTTCAGGCAACAGCGGTGGTAACGGAGGTTCTGGTGGGGGTGGCGGCGGAGCTGGTTCTACACTTGGAACTGCTGGCAGTGGCGGCAATGGCGTTGTTTATCTTTACTACTAAGGAGCAATAATGAATTACAGATACGAATATCTTTCAACCTGTTGTAATACTGGCTACATCGAAACACGCAATGTGAATGACCCACAGGTTAATACTGTATGCGTTCAATGTGGGCAGGGTGGGTACGAGCTAGTCAATCAAACTCTTATTTCAGGAGAATAAATGTCACAGTTAATGTATTACGACACAGTTTCAGGGCAGTGGTTGCCTGTCGTAGTTGGGGCGCAAGGATTAACACAAGAAGAGATTAATGCTCTTATAGGAGATACAAGTGGCTATTGATTTCCCCGCATATCCTTCCCTTAATCAAATATATACTTTTGGTTCCCGCACGTGGAAGTGGACAGGTCAAGGTTGGCAGGCTGTCTCTACAACATATGGACCTCAAGGCGTTCAAGGTTTACAGGGTCTTCAAGGTGGCGGTTTCAATCAAGCTCAAGGTTTACAAGGATTTTCTGGAGCGCAGGGCGCTCAAGGTGTTCAAGGCCTTCAAGGGACGCAAGGTTTACAAGGAGCACAAGCCGCTCAAGGAACTCAGGGTTTACAAGGCCTTCAAGGTATTCAGGGTTTAACAGGCTCACAGGGAGCGACAGCTGCTCAGGGATTAAGTGGTACTCAAGGTACTGCTGGTACTGCGGGCTCTACTGGCGCGCAAGGAACCCAGGGCGTACAAGGAACTTTAGGTTCTCAAGGATATTTAGGTAACACAGGCGCTCAGGGAGCGCAGGGCACTCAAGGCCTTCAAGGTACGCAGGGTGTAGGCGGAGCCCAAGGCTATCTTGGTAATGCTGGAGCTCAAGGTGCTCAAGGCGCTCAAGGTACACAAGGATTACAAGGAGCGCAAGGTACTGCTGGTGCGCAAGGTTATCTTGGTAACGCGGGTGCTCAAGGAGCGCAAGGCGCACAAGGAACTCAAGGTATTCAAGGCTCATTAGGTGTACAAGGAACTATTGGAACTTTAGGCTCTCAAGGAGTTCAGGGGTCTCAAGGGCTTGCAGGTTCACAAGGTACCCAAGGAACTCAGGGATTACAAGGAGCTCAAGGTTTCTTAGGTAATACTGGCTCCCAAGGTGCTCAAGGAACGCAGGGTGCTCAAGGTATTCAAGGCACTTTGGGACTTCAAGGATTTACAGGAACTCAAGGAACTACTGGTTCAACAGGTTCTAATGGTGCTCAAGGCACTGCTGGAACTAACGGAACTAATGGTTCTCAGGGAACTACTGGAGCTACTGGCTCACAAGGTACTAATGGCTCTAACGGCTCTCAAGGCACACAAGGCTTGCAGGGAACGCAAGGTCTTCAAGGTCTTCAAGGCGCACAAGGAATTCAAGGCGCACAAGGAATTCAAGGCAGTTTTGGAACTAGCCCAGTAGTTTATCCCGCCGCCACCACTTCAGTTGGATTTACACTTCAAGGATTGGCTTCTCAAACCGCTGATTTGCAAGAGTGGAAAAACTCTGTCGGAACTGTTATCGCCTCTGTTGATGCTAACGGAAACCATAACTTCCCTAATATGGGGTTTGCGGGCAAAAACGCCATCATCAACGGCGGTATGGACATTTGGCAGCGTGGTACTTCAACCACCTCTGGCGGATACCAAACGGCAGACCGATGGAATAACTCGGTATCTGGAACCACAACAATTTCTCAAGAAACAACAGATTTGCCT